GCTAATTCTTGTAATTTATTTTCTTTATAACGTCTATCAACTTTAATAATTATTTCTTGTTCTAACAACCAGTCAACAGAAATTTTTGGTATAGCTTTAGCATCCACTATTTCTCCAGCTTTAATAACCTTACCTTTAATATGTAAATCTTGTTTTACTTCATACATCATGCTATTACCTCTACGATAAATTCTACTCCAAGATAATCAATGTTGTTTATATTGTAAACTCCATAATTACTTGCTGATGTAACTCTAACAGATTGTGCCTGTCCATTCAACGTTGTATCAGATTCTATTTGTGCCTTTACAGATGAAGCTCCACTTGAAGCTAAGTAACCATCTAAAGTATCTTGTGCGTCTTGTGCATCAACTCTACTTACATAAAGATAAACTGGTATCTCATACTTATCAGCACCACGCTGAATAGTTGCATCATAATCAATAGCATCCATAACACCAACTACTGCTGTCGGTGGCTCTACAAAGTCTGGTACGAAGCCATAAACAGATAGAGAACTAATGTTCCCTAAGTTAGAAGCTATTTCTGTGCGAATGTTTGTTAAACTTGCCATTATCTTTTCGGAATCATTCTACCAGCATTCCAAGTAGCAGTAATGCTTAAACCAGCTTTAGCTAATAAAACTTTACGTTCACTTTCAGAATTTTTAATACCAATTTTAAAGAACGGAATGAGTGGCGTACCACGTTGACCTATTGCGTGTTGAACTGCATACGGACTTATACCCTTATCGGCAGACCATTCTCTCAATGCAGAAATCGGTGGATAATGAGGTTTACTTCTACTCCAAGGTTTTCTCATATTAACTTTCATATCATAAAAACCATGAACATACAAAGCATAAGGACTACGCGAGAAAACGTCAATACCAATAGGCAGACCACCAACACCGTCAACTCTTTTAAATGTAAGACTTCCTCTAAGGTTACCTTTATAACGAGGTGCTTCTTTTTTAGATTTAGTTACAACAACTTGACCATAAGCACCAAAGAAATTTCTAAGTGCAGTTCCCCCAAGTGCATTTAGTCGTAAGCGTTTGTTAAGCTCGTTACCACCACTTACAGAGAAGCTCATAGTTGGTGCTTTACGTAACCCTTTATAAGTTGTAACGCATCAGGGTCTATTTTATTAAACAATTCTTTTTGCCCTGTTTGTTCATTACCAAAAACATTAAAGGGTGTATCTTTACGCTTCCAAAGTCTTGTAGCTTGTATCAGAGTAGCTTGACTAATTGCTTCAGGAACAGCACTCCAACCAAACTTCGCTGTTATTTTAACATTCTTAATTATCAACGGGTCAAAAGTTTCGTTACTACGAGTAGTAAGGATATGTAATTCAGTTTGAGGATAGTAATACATAGTATCAGATATTTTATGTACTTGTGGATTAAATGGTTTTAAAACAAAATCTGTATCAAGCGTCATAGTCTTATCATAAGTACCATTATCGGTTGTATCTAACTGGACAATAAGACCAGTAGTTGTAGATAGGTCATCTATTTCTAAGTAATAAGAATTAATAGGTGTGTAATACTTAACTGTAACAGCATCATCTTGCCAAAAATGACGACCACACATTTTATCTATAAGACGGCTAGCACCGTTTATAGCATTGTCTATATTGTCATCTTGACCAGTTCCAGATAAACCTATGTACGCTTTTAAATCTGCTTTATCAACATACTGCGTATGAGCCATTTAAGACCTACTTAGCTTTATTTTCTGTTGGTTTTTTTGCTTTAGTTTCTTTTTTTAGACCGAGTTCTTTAGCATGTAAGTCAGAGATTTCTTCTCCAGCTCTAGCAATTAATTTGCCTTTAGCCCATCCCTTAGGTAAACCATTGTTACCCTCGCCGACTTTACCAGCTTCATCAATCCATATATCTTTTTTTAAAATCATTGTATCTTTCTTTCCAGTTTGCATCCCACCCAAATTACTTACGTAGCTTGAATGGGATAACAAAACCATTAAATAACTTCCTTAGAAGTTTGTAATAGAACAGAATGCAGTTGCACGATAGATTGCAAAACCTAATCGCATACTTGCTTTCATCATTACTTTGTCTTTAGTGAAGAAGTCATCATGACTATCAGACATAGCAACTTCCATACCCTCACGAGTGATGATATGTGAAGCTAGTCCTCCACCAAATGTACCAACTAGAACTGTTCCTGCTGTTATAGCAGTTGTAGGAACGACTCTAACCCCCCAAATAGATGGGTTAACTCCGTTACCAAACATTCCAGCACCCACAAATAATGGGTCTTTACCAGCATATCCTGCGGATGAAGTACCAGCAAAGTCAGAAGTTACAGTAGTAACAACATCATTCCAGTCGCTAGGATGCATAAGTATTGCATCAGCTTCCATGAATGCGTCTTTTCTAATTTCTGTGATAGCTTGGTACAGCTGTCCAATTCTTCCTAAGTTTCCTGCATAAGAACTGAAATCAAATGTATTAATTCCAGACTTGTTCAAGATACCTCTGATGTTTGGAGCTGAACCGTCGCCATTGATTAATTCGCTGTCCAGTCTTAACTGTAACATGGTCTTTAATCTTGAATCTAAATATCCATTAACAGATGCAACGTCAGAGAGCAATTCTTCAGTTACAGGAATAGATACACCAAATTTTCTGATGTTTTCTGTATTCTCTGTAAATGCGATTGCAGATTCTCCAAACGCTCCAGCCTCTGATACTTCAGCAGAGTTGTTAGTGAATGTAGTTTCCTCTAAATACTTGTATTGATATGTGTCAGTAGGTATTACTGAGAACAAGTCAATAACTGAATTAGGGTTTCTCAAAGCAGTAGGAACGATTAAATCGCTTCTTACTACTGCTGGTGGATAACCAGTTTCAGTCAAAAGTGTTTTACTCTCCAATATTGGATTGTATTTTACTTCTGATGTGATGTTTAGTTGTCCATCTTCCATAAAGGATTTGTAAGCCCTTGATTCACGTACTTGGTCGCCTAATCCTTTAGGCATTTCTTTTTGTTCTTCATGAATTGGGAGAGAAGCAACAGTTTTACCTGCTTCAATTGCTTCTTCGTTAGCTTTCATATCTTTTTCAAATATTTGTTGCTCACGAACTTCGTCTGCTAAGGTTTTAGCTTCTTCATTCATTTTCGCCCATGTGGTTTTATCCTCAGGTGTAAATTCAGAAAAGTCTTTTTCCCCAGCAAACTTAGCTAAGTTCTCTCTTAATTCTTGAAGTTTAACTGTTTTATCAGCCATAATATTCTCCTATAAATCAAGAGTATCAGCTAACAATTCGGTTGTTGTTCTAAACAAATCGTTAACATCAATCTCATCTTGTATTACTTCAACATCATCAGCAGAAGCAACAGTAAGCAAAGTATCTATATCTTGATGCATTTCTTCCAACGCATCTTTCAAAGAACTTAACGCCTCTGTGCTATCTTCTGATAGTGTTTTCTCTTTACCCAAGCGTAAGGCAGTAAGCTCCTTAGCCCTTTTCAATAAAGCAGTCATCTTGATAAGCAAGTTATCCACTTCATCGGTAAACCTTAATCCAATATCTTTGACTTCTTTGACTTCTTCAAATTCTGTGTCAACTTCATCAACTATATCTTCTTCTTTTAAATCTTTTTCTTTGACTGCAAGTGTGTGTGTATTTTGATTTGCACCCACTAAAACTGGACTAACTTCCCAGACTTTAACATCTTTAAGGAAACGTACTTCAGTTTCTTGCCCGTCTTTTGTAAACATACCACGTTCTGAATCATTAACTTCAAAACCAAATGACCATTGTTGAATGTCGCCCATAGCTTTAACAGTTTCGTATGCTTCTTTACCAGCAGTAGTGTTCATGTTAAACTCTCCATGAAATACAGCTTGATTTTCTTCATTACGAATAACACCTTTACCTATTATGTGTTTCCAATCATGCCCCCAGCACATAACGACACCTTTATCGCCATATCCACTTCTGATTGACTTGGGGAGAACTACATCTCCATCTGAATCTATTTCATTAAATACAGAAAATACTGCACTTACTTTACCCTCAGCTTCATTGAAACTTAGTAAATCTTTAGCTTTTTGCTCTTTCAACTTTATATCCTCTTTTCGTGGTAACTTAGGAAGCAACGACAATTGACTGTTAAACCAGCAGGTGCTCCTAAGGAACTATCTCCTGGATATTCTAACCTATAACCTTGATATTCAAAGTTATCTTTTTCGTTAACTTCTGTTCCATCTAGTATAACGTGTGCATCTCGCACTTTCCCATCTCTTTGAGAAATCCATTCCTTAGTATATAGAACTCCAGTTGAGTTTGCACCTACTCCTCTACCAAAGTTAGCTAGGGAGTTTGCTTCAGTACGTGCAATAGTTAACGCTCTAGTAAGATTTCTTTTACTAAGAACTTTTTTTACAGCGTTAGCTACATACGTTTGCAACCTACGACCTGAATAACCCAAGTCCATACCCTCTTGTAGAGCTTTACGAAACTCTCTGTTAAATCTTGTTTTAGATGTCCTAGCCATGTTAGGAAGCATTTCATCAATACGAGAATTAATATAGGCAATAGCTTCTGGGTTGTTTGTAAGTTTAGATAATGGAAACCTCTCAACAGATACAAGTCTGTAAAAGAATCCTTGTTCAATAATATCATTACGGCTTCTTTTTTCTCTATGTGGGATTACGTGTGGACTAACTTTTTCATTAGGAAGTAATAAGTCAACTTGATAAAATGCGAAGTCATTAGCTAGAGATAAATATAAATCAAATACATCAGCAGACCATGTCTTAACATTTTCTTGTATATTGAAATCAATAATACTCTCTAAGCCAACTTCAGTAGGAAAATATCTATTAAGCTGATTAAAAATCTTTAAGTCTTGGGATTGCAATAAATCAAAGTAAACATCTTTCAGTACAGTTTCCCATTGTGTAAGTAACTTATCATGTTCTTTATAAAGAATATCTTTTACTTCACTATCACGAAATCTACCTAATCTATATTCCCAATCTTCCTCACGAAGTTTATTTCTACGTTCAATGAGTTCAAATGCCGAGTTTGCTTTTTCATCACGTTTGTTCATAGCTCTTACAAGTTTTTGTGACCAGCTCTTACCAGCTTCTCCACCCCATAATGCCCATGCTATACGCCCATTACTTGGATATCCTTTTTCTCCTTGTCGCCATCCCTCTGCACGTTTATCAACTTCATGTCTAGGAAAATATTTAGCTATGTGCCTAGTTTTTTCTGCACCAGCAGTTGTATTGTTAAGAATATATCTAGCACTACCCATACCAACAGAAGTACCACCTCTACCAAATTCTTTACGCCATTCAAGTCCACGTTTAGCTTCTTCTTTAGCACCTTTAGGAATAGTAAAATCTAAATCATCATAAAGACCTTTAGACATAGACTTACTACTTAAAGGATGACCAGCAGGTAACAAATCAGTATCAAACTTACCACCACGATATTTGCCAGTCCTTACAGCGTACAGGAATGCGTTAACACGGGCATAAGCCCATTGGTCAGCAGAAGTTACAGATGGTCTTACAGAGGCTGGATTAGTATTGTATGCACCTACGCCACGTTTAAATACAGCAATAAGCATACGGAGATTGACACGCTTACCAGCAGAATCGCCGTGCTTCTCATTGTGTTCCTCAACTTTTTTTTCAAGAGCTGTACGTACCGTTTGACTAACTTGTTTCTGTTCCATCAATCAACTCATCATATTCTTCGTGAGTATCACATGGCATATAGATTGTATTTCCGTCATCATCCATAGTGTGATAACCTACACAACCAATTTCAGAAGCACGTTTTTCAGCTTCTTCTTGTGTTGTAAACTTATCTCCACTCAATGCAATTTTGCTACCATCTCCAAATCTTTCGACTTGTGACAATCTAGCTTCGGCAAGTTCACGTGTTGGGTAGCAACCCATATTACGCCCTGACACTTCTGCGATTACGCAGTATTCTCCATCTATTTCTGTAACAACTTTATATTCATGAAACTTTTGTTCTTCATCATCAAGGGTTTCAACCTGTGCTTGTTCTTCAACTACTGGCTTATCAATTGATTCAGTTGGAGTTTCAGACGCTGTATAGTCATCCATAGAGTTAGCTGGTGTTAGAATTTTATTAGCATCAAGTAAATACACTTCTTGAGATTCATCAACAGGTAAACCAACTTGTTCACGAGCTTCTTTAATAGTTATCCAGCCACCTTGTACACCAACATTCATGCGAGTATATAAAGCATCTTGGTCAGTTTGTAATGCACGTACATCAGAGAAATCATATTCAGCAGAAGTACCATCAGATATATCATAATCACGAAGTAAGACTTGTTGTGTTAGTTCTTCTCCAACTTGCTTCCATAAAGGAATAAGTTTGCTCTCAGTAAAAAACTCTCTAAGCTCACTAGCGTTAGAATAAGTAGCCCTATCCAAACCAGCTCCTAGACCTGCTAAGATTGCTGGAACTCCAAGTACTGCTGAAATTCTTTCCTCTGGCACCCTACGAAGCGTACCAATGTCTAATTCAGTAGGGCTAAAAGCCATTTTCTTAACATCCATTGAGCCACTAAGTACTAAAGGCATACCCCTATTCTTTCCACCTACCTTTTGTTTAAATGCACGTTGCACTTGTTCGGCTTCAGTTTCAGTTAAACCAAAATCTTGTTTCGGAGAGATTACTACATTAGGAACACCACTATTGCTTAGAAGTGCAGTAGCCATTCGCCCAGCAGATTCATCCCCGTATATTTCTCTAAGAACAGAACGAAGTGGAGCAAAGCCCTGTCTGTGATTAGTTTGGTCAAGCCCTAGACGTATATGTACCATATCTTGTGGCATAATCATTACATTCTTGTTATTTGTGTCATATTCATAATGTGTAATAAGTTCATCATCATTACCTTTAGGAGTAACATTTTCAGGCATGAGAGGATAAAGAGCTACAAGTTGACCAGCATTATTTTTTTGTTTGATTAGGTATGCATCTCCAGATACGTGCATAGCATTAATAATATATTGTTGAACTATATCTCCACTCATGTAAGGATTGGGTCGCCTCATTAACATAGTGAACGGATGACTGATTAATTCTTGTTGTAAGCCGTCTTTATCATATTCTTTGACCATCAATGTAGCTTCAGAGAATGACATTCCTAGAGTTTGTAGACAAGCAACTACTGCCGAGTTAGAAGCACCATTACCCATAGTACTGACATCAAAACCACCAGCTTTAGTATTCCAGCCCTGTATGAAGTTATTATTGTTATACAAGGAATCTTGGTCACGAAAAAAGTTAATTCTTTTTTGTTCGTCAACAGACTTCGCTCTACCGAATATTATGTCACTTAAATTTCTACGTTCTGCCACGTTCTCTCCTCTATGGCTAAGAGTGGATTAATGAACACACCCAAAGGAAAAACCCACCCAAAGCCAACCTATTGTGTTCTATCAATATGCTCTAAACTCTCTTTTTCTTGCTACTTGCAATATCGCATACGCCAAGCTGTCAACTTGGTCGTCATGTTCTCCTGCTGGAAATTGTAGTAGCTCTTTTTCTAAATCCAAATACCAATCAGCATATTTAGGAAAATAGACCTGTCCAGCTTCCATCTTAGCAGATAAAGGCAACGCTCTGCTGGTTTTATCTTTATCGGCACGAAGTTCACGTATAGGTAGATTTGTTTGTTGTCTAGCTATCTGTACAAATGCAAGTTGGTAACCAGCTCTTTCTACACCAATAACTTCTGGTTGCCATTTATCATAAACATCTTGCAACAGCTTCAACACTTGTGGAGCTTCAAGCCTAGCTCTAACAACTTCAAGTACAAAGATGTCTTGTTGTGGAGATATAGC